GCTCTGTATGAAGTAAAAGAGAGACTTCAGAATAGAAAGAGTAAACTAATCAAACTAATGGTTGGAGACAGACAAGAGAAATATAAGAGAGAAGCGGCGCTCCACCAGAGAACAGAAGAAGATCCCTCCATCTCTGCTGCTCATCTTCGTTCCCAGATTGACCGTCTCCTCTATCAGGCAAAAGCTCTTCATGAGAAGGGCCGACTTGAAGAGGGAGATATCATAGATGCCACAGAAGTTGGTCCATCCTCTCCCATCGACAGTCTCTCTCCTGAAGATATAATTGGTGGTGAAGAGTAGCCGGTTTTCTATTCCGTCTCCTCTACGGAGGATTCTCTGAAAAAAACTCCATCCGGTAGATATTTTCCTGACGACTATGAATTGCCTCCTCCTTCTTTGGAGGAATGGGCACGTCCCGACTACACTCTTTCTGATGCTGAACTTCTTGAAAAACTTAAAGAAGAAATTGGAGATCGATCTACCAAAAAAGAAGCAGGGATAATTCGTGCCCATGAGAATTACAATCTTCCTCGTTCTACTTCTCGAATCACTGGACCAGAATCAGGTAATCTCAGAGTTGTAAGTTCTCAACCAGGGAGTTCTAATGTAGGCAAAGGTAGTAGTAGGGGAGTAATTTCGCGGTGGTCTTCCCTTTCTAAAGGAAAGAAGATTGGGGTTGGAATTGGAGTTGGTATTGCTGGTATTTGGGCCGCTAATCGTATATTTGGTAAAGACGATTACTACAATACTATAGAAGGACTTCCAGAGTTGGGAATGGCGGCGCAACAACGTCATATCTTGACTGACTTCGGTTCTGGATATCAAGGACCCAATCCTTGGCTTTCACCTGAATATAACCAAGCAGAAGAGACTCCTCATCTAGAACTAATGAGAGCTTCTCAACTTGGAAAGAGTAAATCTGAACTAGTTAAATACTTTACCCAGAAAGAGCACGCATCTGAATATCTCCTTGCTACTTCTTCTGCTGGTACTGCTCTACACTTAGTTGAAGAGACAAAGAAACAGGCGGCAGGACAGACTTCTTCTGTAGAACAATTTGTGTATGATCCAGTGCATCGTGTTACTGGTCACATCGATTTTACAGATCCTTCTGGAAATCCAGTAGATATAAAGACTCTTGCTCCAGAGAGAATGAATCGAGTAAAGAGTTGGGGTGCGTTCCCCAAACATGTTTCCCAACTTAACTTCTATATGGCTCAACTTGGGGCATCAGAAGGAACTCTGGAATACATCAATCGAGAGAATACCGAATCAAGGAAAAAGATAGTTGTTCCATTCTCTCAAGAATTATTGGATGCAGATATCTCAAGAATGGAGAGTGCCCGTGCAGAAGTAGAAGCAGGTATATCTTCTGGAAAATGGGAGAGGAGTCAACTACCTCGTGGGGCCTCCCTGGAGACTCTCAGAGAAGGGGCGAATAGCGAGAAGGCCGAGCTAGAGAGGAACGCCGGAAGACTCGGTTATCTTAAGGACGTTTACTCACAGGAGATGTCTTACCTTCATGGTCTAGAAGGAAACAGATTTTCTGCAAAGGATGATGCATTCAACACAATAGAAGGTCTTTCTCACAAAGGGATTGCACAAAAGAAACGTCATGAGTTAACAGAGTTCGGTTCTGGATGGATGCCCAATCCTATGGCCGTTCTCGAAACACTCGATGATATTGCTTATACTGCTAGAAGAGCTGGATACTGGACTTGGGGTGGACTTGGGCAGGGAATCTCAAATACCTATTCTCAGTTCTCTGGAAAAGATGACGAATACAATACTATTGAAGGACTAAAACACGGAGGATGGGCGCAACAGAAACGTCGTCAGATGACTGATTTCGGATCTGGTTGGACTGGTATCCTTGGGAAGTTTCGAGGAAGTATTGGGAGTATAACAGGTAATCTTTCGAAGTTTATGGCGAAAGGTGGTTCAGGTCTTCTTCATCCAGTGGAAGCTGCGAAAATGGCTAGTGGAAAAAGCGTTGAAGCTTTCGCAGAAAGTCTTGGAGGAAAATCGACTATTATCCGTCAAGATACAATGGATATATTTAGAGATGCCTTTGCGGCAAGTGGAAAAGATATAAATAAAATTGCTTCTGTTGGAATCAGTGGAACAGAAGGAAATGTCCATATGGTTGTTCCAAGAGTCCAAGAAGAATGGAAAGTACTTGGAATGAAGGCAGGATTGTCTGAAGAAGTTGCAACAAAAGCAGTCCAACATGAAGATTTTTTGAAAACACTTCTTTATCACGAACATCTTGAGAAAAGTATCCACACTGGGTTTAGTAAAACTAGAAAGATGGCTTCTCACCTTGGAGGACAGGTTATTCTTGGGGAAGCGGGATTTGTTAGTCAACTTCAAAGTGAAGAAGTTAAACAACTCTTTGGTGTAGTTAGAACTAGTACAAAGGTCGCTTGGAGATCTGAAAGACAGATATATAAAGTAGGACTTGAAGCATTCGGAGAAAAGACATCAGTTGTTTCTCAGAAACTTACATCTGATTTCGTCCAATCTTCAAGAGACTTAAAACGTGCACAGTCTTTCCTTTCTGATGTTTCTCTTCATGGCGGTCATGGGCATACTAAAATGGCAGGTGGAAGATCTGTGGTAGAATTATCTCCTAGACATGGAGGAGGATAGCAATGGGTTTCTTTTCAAAAGCACTCTCTGCAGGTAAGACTGGACTTGGAGTTGGAAAATTCCTTGGGGGAGTCGCCCGTACAGGAATGAGAGATGCTAGTTCAGTTCTCTCCTTCGCAATGCAAAATCCAAAGACTGCAATTGCCTTTGGTGCAGTTGGTCTTGGCGCATATGGTCTTGCACGTTCAGGAACAGGAGATGCTGGGTCTTCCCTTTCTGGGATGTCTGCTGTGGCACAAAAGAGTGGACTTCCTTCTACTGGATTTGATCTTGGAATGGGCGCCTCTAGAAGACAAGAAGATAGATTTATGTTTGAAAACTCTACTTCTGGATTAGTACAAGGGTTATCGCGCGGGCGTCATGGGAGATAATCGATGAGTGTTTCTATAACTGGTGGAGTCAAAAATTCGTCAATTCTCTCTAATTTGAGACAGGGGTGGAGTAGTTATTCTGCTTCTAGTATCCATCGTTCTGGCGCTAACATGCTCAGATTCAACTTGGGCATAGCTCCTCTCGAAAGAGAGATGGTGAATGGTAGTTGGACTGGCAAACTTACCAAAGGTCATGTAGGTTGGAAAGGTAGAGCATTCGGACTTGGTTTGACTGCGTTTTCTGTTTATCAAGGATATAAAGAAGGTGGAGTATCAGGAGCGATAAGAAGTGGAGCAGAAGCCCTTGTTCAAGATTATGCAGTAGGAGCCGGATTCAAGGCCCTCGGTATTGGAATGAAGGGTGTTGGGACATATGCAGGTGTCGCTCTCGCAGGAGCCGCTATTGGAGCAACGATAGGAGGAGCAATACAAGGTGTCGCTCCTTGGGGAGTAAATGCTTCTGGGGCAGGATGGATGGCAATGCTTGCACGTCCAGCAGTTGCAGAACACTCAAAAAAACTTGCTCATGTAGAAATGGGTCGTCCAGTTCTTGATCAATTCGGTACTGTTGCTACAATGAGACAGAGAAGTATACAAGCAATACAGAATAGTAAAATAAATGGAAGAAGTGGTCTTTCTCATGAAGCGACCTACGCTTTCCGTAGTTATTTCAGGTAGTTAGTGAGGTGATATAAATGGCAATTCTTGATAAGCTCTTCAATCCTGCAAGATCAGCAATGTCTCGTTTGGGTGGTGGTATGGCTACCCGCATGTTGGCAAGTGATGCAAACAATGCCTATCGTGCGGCTACTGCTTGGGGAAGAGGATCTGCTGCTGCTTCGGCACTAGGGAGAATGGGGAATACGGGTCTTTCAGCATTAGCGGGTGGTGCTATCGGTGGCATTGCTGGAGGAATGTCTGATAATGGCAGTGTCCTCGGTGGCGCTATGAAAGGGGCGGCAATTGGTGGTCTCGCTGGAGGAATGGCCAAACATGCATTACCTGCACTTGGTATGGGATGGGGAGTTGCAAGAGCAGGATATGGGATGAAAAATGCCGTTGGAGCGACAGGTTGGATGTTAGGACAGAGTTTAAAAGCGACAGGTAGAGATTTGTCGAGAATGGGAAGTTCTTCTGCTAGATATATTGGAAATACAACTGCGAAGGCATTCCGTCGGGTACAAAGTTCTTTATCTAGGTAGCCCTAGAAATGAGAAATGAATGGCAATCAATTTAAAAAATTGTAATGGTATATGCAAAGATTGTATAAAGAACTATTCTAATAAGTTTAGATTGAAAAGAGGGGATAAGTTTGAAATTGCTTGTACTGGTATCCCAGAGAAGTATATCCCAGATGAACTACTTTCCTCTCTTGGAGAAGATTCAAATAAAGCTGTAGCTCTGATGGATCCAGTAACTTGGGCAAGAGAATATCTTGATTGGCATTGCCTAGATCCTGATGGGATAATTTGGAGAAAGAAATCAGAAGAAGGTTCAACAGGTTCAACTGAAAGATTCCAACCCGATAATCCTGATCATATTCAAAGATTAAAAAATGGGAAGTCTCCCTATCATCGTCCCTATCAGTTTGCGATGTTATCTTGCACAGCTAAGAGAAAAATCTTTCGTATCGGTCGCCGAGCAGGGAAGTCGGAATCACTTTGTGTTTCTATACTTTACAATGTATTTACAAGAAATAATTTCGAAGTCCTTCTTCTAACTCCTTACCAAGCTCAGATAGATGCTATGTTTAAAAGATTAGAAGAACTAATGCAGAATAGTTCAATTCTACTTGGTTCGGTTGCACGAAATGTTAAATCACCAAATTACAAAATAGAATTTAAAAATGGAAGTATTGTCAAAGGGTTCACCGCTGGAAGTCGGTCAGGCCAAGGGGCTGGTTCTGCACGAGGGCAGGGGGCGAATTTTTTAGCATTCGATGAAACGGATTTTTTAAATCCTGCTGATATTGATGCTGCTCTTGCAGTTATTATTTCCCATCCAGATGCTTCAGTTTGGATGTCTTCAACACCTTCTGGACGAAGGGAACAATTCTATAAATCTTGTTTTTCTCCTGAATATAAAGAATTCCATTTTTCTTCTTCTCATAGTCCAACTTGGAATGAAGGTTTTGAAAAATATTTTAGAACTAATCTTACTGAAGATGGTTATAAACACGAGATTGGTGCCGAATTTGGAGATCAAGAAGAAGGTGTTTACCAAATTAAGTATGTAGAAAGTGCTCAAGATGAGTATGAATATGCGGACAAGAAATATGACCCATCAATGGTTTATATGATAGGTGTTGATTGGAACGATGTAAAGATAGGAACGACTATAGCTGTTATTGGTTTTAATCCTGTGACAGGATACTTCTATCTTGTAGACAAACACATTGTAACCAGGAATGAGAGAACTCAACTTACTGCTTGTGATAAAATAGCTGAAATGAATAGACTCTGGTTGCCATCTTATATATATGTAGATGCAGGTTATGGATGTGTTCAGGTAGAGGTATTGCACGATTTTGGACAACAACAGTTTCTTAAACTTGGAGCGCAACATCCTGATGCTCGTTTGAGAAATATTGTTAAAGCATATGATTTTGGTAGTTCTATTGAAGTGCGAGATATTTTTACTCAACAACCTTCGAAAAAACCCGCCAAACCCTTTCTTGTCGAAAACTCTGTAAGAAGATTTGAAAATCTTAATTTTAAATACCCCAAATCGGATACAAATTTCACAGAACAACTTCTTGGATATGTTGTTAAACGAGTTTCACAAACAGGTAGACCTATTTATGAAGCAAGGAATGAATTAGTTGGAGACCATTTTCTCGATGCAGTCAATTTGGCTTTAGTAGCATTTACTCTTGAAAAAAGTAAATTTGGCAAACCTACCTATCCTATGACGAGTATTTCCTTTGTTGGGAAGATGGGCGAAGGAGATAAGACTCCTGAAAAAAATACTCAGGATTCTATGGGCAAGTTGGCTGATAGCCATCGTCCTTCTATGAATAGAAAAGACTTTGCAGGCAAAACAAAGAGTCTTATTGGTTCTCCTCATGGAGATATACCTGGAGGTAATATGGCAAATCCAAATAATAAACTCTGGAATTATCCTGGTTTCCTACGTGATGCACCTCGACCCAACGTAAGAACACTTGATGAAGCGATGAAAGAAGCAGGAAAAAGAATAAATTTCGGAATATCTAGACGAACTCGTCCAAATCGTGTAAAGTTCTAGTAGGTGGTGACTCGAATGGGACTAGCATTATACACTTCTCCTTCTATAGATTCTATTATAGATGATAAAAATCCATTTAATCTTACTTTCCATGGAGAGCAAAATAGATCTTCTCTTGTCAAACTTGTCTATCTACATAACGAAGATCCAACTAAATATTATAACAATATAGAAATTTTACCTGTTGTCTATGATAGTGCTGTTTGGGTACCAGCAGAAGGAGAATCGATTGGTTATTGGGCAGTCTCTTCTAGTGATGATCAATATTTAATTTGGAAATTTCTTGAAAAAAATACAAAACCTTTTGAAGATGAATGGAAGGTCGTATCAGAAAATAATACTTGTACATACTCTCAAGACATAGGTTCGGTTGCAAAAGCAGATATTGTAACTTTTTTCCCTCTTTGGGTTAGAGTTGAAAAACAACGTAAATTAAAAGTTCAGACATTAAAATTAAACACTCTTTCTATTGTTGCCGATGAAGGGAATGTTGTTTAATGGTAAAAAGAAATAACGATATTGTTTCTGGATATTCTGAATCATTTGGTGCTAGAGACGACTCTATTCTTAATTATCGTCCCAATATTTCTTTCGTAGAACCAGAACAAGTACCCATAGAAACTACTCTATCTTCTCCTCCAGAAACTACTCTCGATACAACTACAGATAGAACAATTGCTGTTATCAATAGTCTAAATGCAGTAGTTGATCTTTGTGTTCTTGTCCAAAAGAAAGTAGATGCAAAGGTGAGTTCCCTTGGTGGAGTTAGTATAAAATTGGATCCAGTAAAAGATTTTGCAACTATTTCTGCAATGAAAAGAAGATTCCCTGATAAAACAGATCCAACTACTATTACTTATGATGACTATAGAAAAGCTCTCGATTGCTTAGGCACTAGTCTTGTGACTCCTCAAGGAGTATCTTTTAGCGAAATAGAAAAAGCCCAATTAGATCCTCTTCGAACTGATTTTGGTGGTTCTGGAAATACCAATGGAGAAAATAGACCAGAACTTTCTTCACCTTTGAATATTCAACCACTTGATATTCCTGCTTTCCAGGAACAAGCAATTAAAACTCTTTTTGCTACACTCACCCCAATGATTATTGGATTGATTAAAAAGTTTATACCAGGATAATAATGACTACAGAATTAGATCCCTCAAAGATAACACTTGGAATTGATCAACAAGATTGTTCTCTTATTGCAAGTACTTTTGAAAGAGGTGCTCATTCTGTTCCAACAGAAGCTGCTGTATTTGCTACTCTAACCAGAGTTCTCCAAAACAAAAAACAAATTTCAAGTTTAGCTTCGCAAACTTTTTCTTCTTACAATGTATCTTCTCAAGTATCTGGAGAAACTAGTCCAACAGAACTTCAAGGATTGAATCTCGCAGGAGACTCTACAGTAACTCTTGGAAACAACTTTGGCAGCAAGTTACTGGATATGGCAAAAAATTGCATACCTTGTGATCTTCGTTTACTTTCACATTTCCAACTAAAGCCTAATTTAAATCTTCTTTCTATATTTGAAACATCTATAAAAGGATCTCTTCAGTCACTTCTAGATATCATTTCTTTATTAAATAATGTTGATATGTATATAGATCTTTGTAGTTTATTTAATTTGCTTTCTTTCATGTGTATTCCAGATTTACAAAGAATGATCGCTCTTCTAATGGCACAATTTATGTTAGAAGCAACAAGTCTTGATGGGATGATAGGAATATTACAGGCTCTGGTAGCACCACTCTTCGCACCACTACTGAATACAGTCACCTCTCTCTTGGACCAATTTTCTCAATTAGTTGTAGGACCACTTAAGTGTGTTATCGACATAATTAATGCGACACTCAAATCACGTTCTCTTGAAACTGGATATTACCAAAACCCAAGTGAGAATAATGCTCTTGTCACACAAGTTGGTGGTGGTCTTTCACAATTGAATTTGATGCTTACGTCTTCTATTTTCACAATAGAACAAAAACTTAATTTCTATATGGCTCAAATAAAAGCGATGTTGGGAGATCTTGGTGCTGGAGATACTTCCTATATTCAAAGTAAACTCAGAATTCTTAACTTGATTCGTATGGTTGCTTTTATTGTCGCTATCATTTCGGCTTTAGCGAAAGGTCATTCTGCCTGCGATCCTACAAAAACTCCAGAACAGGATGAGTTAAATAACTTCTTTCAAAACTTTCTGAATCCACAAATTTCTGCTAATATCTTTATTGATCCCAATGGTCAACTTCAAATAGACAATGGGAATCAACCCTTGCTAAATGTCGGGGATATGCTTCAATTGAAAGGGCAACCTTTGATAGCTCCAGAACTTATACAGTCTATCCAAACACAAATAAATGCTCCTGGAATCAAGTTGCCTTGTAAATTAACTGCTCCATCTTCTGAAGAGGCTGCACGTATGAATACTTGGATTTCAGAGTTAAACAACTTAGGAGCATAAAGGCATGAGATTATTTGGCCTTGATATATCTTTTAAAAAGAAAGATGCTATTACAGTTACTTCTGTAAAACCATCTTCTGTTCCTGTTTCTAGAATTCCATCTGTTAAAGTTGCTCCTCTTGTTTATGCCCAGCAATTTGCTCGGATAAACAGAGGTGTCTTTTTTCTCCCTCCTGAATACGATCTTGCTGAAATTGGGAAAATTGAAGATAGTGAATCTATCGTCCGTCAAGCTTTTCGTAAAAAAGAAGGTCTTGCTTTCAAAGAAGGTATCGCCTATCGAGGAAAGAACAAGGCAACAATCCAATATCTTAAAACCAGAATGTCTCAAATGTCTCAAGCTTCTGGTATCCCAGAACTCTCTCTTATGAAGAGAACCCTAAAGAGTCTTATCCGTGTTTCTAATGCCTATCTTGTAAAAGTAAGAAACACTAGGGCTTCTGGTGGGCAAGTTAGATATACTGCTGATGGAAAATCACTTCAACCTGTAGCTGCTTACTTTCCTGCGGCTCCTGAAATGTTTAAAATGGATCTTGATCCTGAATCAGGTAAGATTCGTCACTGGAGACAACAACTTCCAAATGGTTGGTACAAACTTTTTAAACCAGAAGACGTAATTCATTTCCATCTTGAGAAAAGAGAAGGTTTCTCATATGGAGTTCCTCTTACAGTTCCTGTTGTAGACGATATACGCGCTCTACGTCAAATTGAAGAGAATATCGAATTACTTATTTACCAACACTTGTTTCCTCTCTTTCATTTTAAAGTAGGTACAGATACTCTCCCCGCTACCTATGCTGAAGATGGGCAAAGAGAAGTAGATGCCCTTCAGATGCAAATTAAAATGATGCCATCTGAAAGTGGTCTTGTTACAGACCACCGAGTAGATATAAAAGCCCTTGGTGCAGAAGGTAGAGCCCTTGCTGCTGAAGGGTATATGAACTACTTCAAAAAAAGAGTCTATGTTGGTCTTGGTATGTCCGAAGTAGATTTCGGTGAGACTTCTTCTACTAACCGTGCTGCTTCTCAAGTAGCTTCGCGTGCTCTCATCGATTCTGTGAAGTCTGTACAAGCCGAGTTTGAAGCTCAATGGGATCAACATGTTATAAAAGAACTTCTTCTTGAATCTACTTTTGGAGAAATGGTCTTAGAAGAAGAAAACCTTGTTCATCTCCAGTTTAATGAGATAGATATTGAAAGCAAAGTTAAACATGAAGCGCATGCTGCTGATATGTTTAAGAAATATGGTATTACCTGGGACGAATTCAGACAAGAACTTGGTTTAGAGCCAATTCTTGTTCCTGAAGATGGAGAAGATCAAGATCCTTCGAAATTTCCTGAATGGCATAACACAAACTGGAAACTCTTCGAAGAACCTATCAATCTTATTCGTGCTGTTGATGAACCATACTGCTATTCAAAAGATACTGAAATTCTTACAGAATGTGGATGGAAATTATTCCCTGAACTAGATGACACTGATAAAGTGGCTATTCTCAGAGATGGAGAAAAATTGGAATTTGAAAAACCATTGAATTATTTCCAATTCGACTATAGCGGCAAAATGTATCATCTAGATACTCGGTTTATCAATTTACTTGTGACTCCAAACCACAGACTTTATGTCGGAGACGAATATAGAGAGAAGGGGGAGTTCAAATATAAGTATAATTTTAAATTGCCCCAAGAAGTTATTGGCAAATATAAAAAATTTCGAAGAAGCGCTCAATGGATCGGAGAAGAATCAATAAGTTTTACCCTTCCTGGAGTCCAAAAAGGAATTAACCAATACAAGACTATAGAAATCCCAGAAAAAATAGTTTCTATGGAAAACTGGTTGAAACTTCTTGCTTGGTATATCAGTGAAGGATATTTAACAAAAGACAGATATGGAATTAATATTTGTCAATCGTTAGATGTTCATCCTGAAAATTTTGAAAATATTCTAGAAACAATCAAAAGCATATCTGCATCAAATTGTTGTGTGGTAAAAGGTGTCAATGGTTTTAATTCTGAAAAGGGAAGGACAGAAACAGGTCTTGTTTTCTATGATAAGCAAATTTATTCCTACATCAAAAATAATATCCCTGATTATGCCGAAAATAAATCCGTTCCTTCATTCATAAAGAAACTATCTCCTCGTCTTATCCAACTCTTTTTAAATACAATGATGCTTGGAGATGGTGAAATAAATTACCACTACCTTTATTCGACTGTTTCTAAAAAACTTGCTAATGACGTACAAGAACTTTGTCTTTATGCGGGCTGGGCAGCATCTGTAAGGAAAGACTATTCAGGTAGAGAAACTCCTATATACAGAGTTGGCATTCATCGCGAGAAGTATGTCGATGTAGCAGATCGTTCAAACCACCATGAATTCGCTCATACGAATACTGAAGAATTTATCGACTATAATGACAAAGTTTACTGTGTAGAAACGACTACTGGCATTGTCTATGTAAGAAGAAATGGTCATGTTTGCTGGTGTGGAAACAGTCCACAAGCACAAGCCGCTGTTGCAGCAAGAACTACTTCAATGACTTCCCAACAACAACAAAAGTCAGAAGCTGGTAACATTGCTGCGATTAAAGCAAAGAATGTTGGAAAGGTCAATTCTCAATCCCGACCCTCAAAGGCACCAAGAGCCAAAGATTGTACTGATAGTTTTCTAAGTAAAGCATTTGACGATCTAGAGAGAGATACTCTTTCAAGACTTGGTTTCTCTTTAGAAAATCGTGGAAGAATTGATAAAGATTATCTTTCTGCGCAAGGTAGATCATGGAGCGAAAAGACTGCGCGCCAATTACTTACTCTTGCTAATGCTCAATTTGTTCAGGGTTTCATTGATCAAGTTGGAAGAACTCCAGGGGATGCCGAAGGTTATCTCTCTCTTGGTAGAAAATCTCTTCAAGAAAGAATTGATCTACGACTCGCTAAACTAGCGAAAGATGCAATTGAACTTTCTCATTATAGAATAGAAAAACGTCTTGGAGACGCGATTGTCATTTCTGCTTCAGGGGATATTGCAGAAGAACTTCATATAGCTTTCGATGCGATTAGATATCGTGCAGAATTCATCTGGGATGTTGAAATTAGAAAAGCATATAATTTTGGTCGTCTCCTTGGAATGAGATATCTTGGTGGATACGGTTTCCAATTAGAAGCGCATGATACTTCCTGCGAACAATGCAAATCAGTCCATGGATGGAGAGTTCTTTCCGAAAGTTCCGATCTAGATGATGTTCCTCCATTTCATGCAAAGAGCAGAATGCAATTTCTTCCTCTTTTCGAAAGTCCTGATACAGGTAGTGAAGATACAGAAGACGATCTTAATGTTGGTGGTTCTGGCACTATAGCAACAAGACAACCAGGAAAACCTGCTATAGAACAACCTAATGAGGCTTTAGCTCTTCAAACTCGTGTATGTCCTCGTTGTGGTTATACTGCTACTAGACAAAGACGTTCTCCTAGTTTTTTCTGTTCAAGATGTACTTATGTCTTCCAAGAGAAGGAACGCCCCAAAAAGATGACAGGTGGCAAACCTATTTCTCCTATGCCTCCCAAAAAGAGAAAAGAAGAAGCTGAATTACCTGCCTCAACTGGTGGACCAAAGGACCATCTTGAAGAAGATGAGAATAGCGTTATTATAGAAGAGTTAATTAAAGGGGTTAGTTCCAATGACTAATTATGTTCGTTTTTTTGACACCGTAGACCTAGCTCCCGTTATTGGAGAAACCTCACAAAAGGTGAAGGATTTCTATGCTAATCCCTCTAACAGTGCCCAACCTCTAAAGATTAGAATTGCAGCTACTCATGCTGGAAAAATAACTCGTAACAATGGTTTTTATCTTCCCCATAAGATGAAGGAAGGTACTAGTACTTGGACGAAACAATATAATAAACCAATTCAAGTTCACCATGAAGATAAGAAAGATCCTGTTGGAAGAGTAATCGCCGCTAACTATATTGATATTTCTAGTAGAGTACGTGATTCCCTAGATACAAAGAATGTTTGGAATGATTCGGTTCGTCCTCTCTCTCGGACTCTTGATGGTTTCATAAAAGGGACTCTTTCACACAGAGAGATAATGGATTTTGCTAGTTCTTATTTCATAAAAGACTCTAGACTATCTGAAGATCCAGATTATGAAGGTCTCGGTTATATTGAACTAATAGCTTCTATCACAGATCCTGATGCTATCCAAAAAGTTCTTGATGGAAGATATTTAACTGGTTCCGTAGGTGCGGCCACTAACCAAGCTGTATGTTCCAATTGTAAACAAAACTGGGCTGAAGAAGGTCCTTGTGACCATAAACCTGGAAAGGTATATGATGCAGTAAAATGTGTTCTCATTGCTGGCGATTTGTTCTATGATGAATATTCATTAGTGAATAAACCTGCTGATAGGCATTCGAAAATAATCGAAGTTAATGTCAATGGAGTTAGAGACTTCGTTGAAATGGGTGAAGACGAAATGACAAAAGATGAAACTATCCCTGAAATTTCTCTAATCAAAGACAATACCCTTGTCCCGGAAGTTAAAGTAGTTGATGAAATAGTTCCTGTTACTCCTCCTATCGTTGAAGAGCCAAAGACTGAACAAACTGAAATCAAAGATGAGATGCAGGTTATCAAAGATTTCTTTGGTAGTGATTTTGATGAAATCACAGATGGTGTTTGGGGTGTTGAATATGCTAAGATGATGTATGGTCTTATTCTTGACGCTTCCGAAGATGAGAAAGAGGCAGTTTCTAAAGAAGTAAAAGATGCAGTTCTCAAATCTGCGGAGAGAAACAAACTTTCAGGTAAAACATTCTGTGGTCCAGATCGTTCCTATCCTGTCCCAGATTGTACTCATGCTCGTGCTGCTGTACGTTTAGCTTCTCATGCAGCAAATCCCTCTGCTATAACCGCTTGCGCAAAAAGAAAGGCTGCTCGTCTTGGATGTCCAATTGGAGAGAAGAAAATGAAAGATGCCCTTACTCCTGGAGACTATAGTAAAGAATATTTTGATGCTTTCGATGATGAACAACTTCAAAGAATGTCTCTTGGTCTTGTTGATGCTCTAAAAGAAAGAACTCTTGACTGTTTACCTTGTAACCAAATTGCAGAAAGTGTTCGAGTTAAAGAATTAGAAGTTCTTTTAGACGAAACTCGTAAAGCAAAAGGTCTTGATTTAGCAGATATGGAAAATCTAAATCATGCCCTTTCTGATGCTACTGCTGAAATTCGTACTTCTCACATCCATCAAATCTGTAATCTTCGTATTTTGAAAGGAGAAAAGACTACCCTAGATACTATTGTTCTTGAATTAAAGGACAAAACAGGCCCAGAAGTTCGAGAAATGTTAAATGAGTTAAATCGTGCCGTTGACATGCAGAAAATCGCTGATACTCTTAATTCTGGGTTAAGCAATATTAAACCTGAAGGCGAAGTATCTGATCCTACTGCTGGTATAATTGATGCAATAAAACAAGATGGTACAGCAGTTGTACAGAATGAAGTAAAGTATAATTTAGAGATAGCAAAACAAATTAAGTTACAAGCTTTGAATATTCGTAGATACAAAGGTCCTGAAGCTCAGGACAAGTTTTTAGAAGATTGTAGGAATCAAGGTCTTATCCCAAACGAAATCCCTGTCAAAGGGTAACCTTCTTAGGAGGAAAAATAAATGTCTTTCGATGCTGCTAACCGCTACTCAGCTAATCACAAACCGTGGGATCATGTTGGAAATATCATCCCCGATATCGAGCATAGTGAAGGCGAACGTCCCGCTATTGCTTACCAAGTCGCTGCTTGGCTACCTGTCCAGTTCTACGATAAGTTTTACGAGAATTGGTTAGTTGTTATGCCTGGTAAAGCTGTTGCTCTTGATCCCGATGGCAAAGTAATGCCAGCGGAATACTGCTCAGCAAGTGCTGCACTTACTTATACTACAAACGATATCGTTGCTGGTACTATCGATATTTGTACTGGTCTACCTGTAACTACTGCTCGTACTGTTACATTTGGTTATATTAACGGTGTTTACCAAGCTGCGGCTGGTGTCACTGGTGGTGTAAGTACTACTTGTGGTTTTATGGGTCGTCTAGGTATGGCGTGGCCAGGTGCTAACGGTTCTACTACTGTAACTCTTCGCCATGCGATGGGTGTAGCTCCTTATGCTTATCTAATGAGTCCTGGTGGCGACGGTTCTAACCCTTCACAGTACACTCAGCACAACTACAATATGCAACACGCCGTTGCTGTTCTCTGTGACTATGTTATTCGTCTTCCACTTGTTCCACTTGTTCCACTTACTGAAACTGTAGATGGTTCGGTAACGAATAGCGCCCTCGTCTTTGGTACTCGCGCTATCCAGACTGCTGCTTATGCTATTCTAAATGCGACGGGTCGTTATGATAGTACTTATGGTACTGTTAAGGTCGCGGCCACTTCAACTGTTGTAGCTTTAGCTCTTGATCATTATCCTGTTGCGAAGCAGACTCTTATCAATCCATTCTCGATTGCTAATACTGCTGTTCCTACGGCTGCTGCGGCTATCTTAGTAAATGAAGTTAATTCTGTTGCTCAGGTGAATGCGGCTGGTAAATACTTTGTAGACTATGAAGTTGGTGTTATCTTTATTTATAGTGCTGATGGTGCAACACTTCCTGCTGGTCTGACCAGCGGTTCTCCGACTATTACCTACTCTCACTATGATGGGAATGCTGCGGTTCTATCAAAGTTTGCTTGTGTTCTAGCTCCTTCTGGTGGAGTAACTCCTGGTGACTTCCTAGCTTGGGGAACTGGTAGTAACTTTGTTGTAGATAACACTGTTGCCCATGGTCCAGATATTCTAGGTCAGATCATTGGTAGAGAAGTATGGCCACTTGATGGTCTAGATCGTGTCAAGACTGCCTTCAATCCTGCTATCGGAACTAGTTCCGCTGGTTCAGTTGGTGCTGGTGCTTTAGGTAGCGCAAGTGCTCATCTTGGTCAACTAGATCGTATGCCTGGTAGTGCTACAGGTGGTATCCCCGATCTACTCACTTTCGCTGGTGGTGCGGATACGGTTCTAATTATTAACTTAATTAGTCGATAATTTAAGGAAAGGTACTGAAATTTAGGAGGCAATTTAATTATGGAATTCAATCTAAAAGATGTCTCACAACCAGAGGAACTTCGTTGGCTTTGGGATAATAACGGCAAAGTCGGCCCTGGCAAAAGTGATTATATCAAACTAGAGGACGCTCTTAGCGTTCCTAATGCTCCATTGCTTTTCCCGAAAGTTATTTCTAATATCGTTCGTGAAGCTGTTGAGCCACTACTTGTAGCTACTTCTCTTCTACAGAGAATTAACTATAGTTATGGTCAGACTATCACCTTCCCCGCTGTCGGTGCACTAGCTGCTGCTGACATCCCCGAGGGTGGAGAATACCCAGAACGCACCCTTCAGATGGGTGGAGCTACTGTAACGGCGACTATCGGTAAGAGTGGACTTGCTGTCCGTGTTACTGATGAAATGATCCGTTATAGCCAGTTCGATGTAATCGGTCTTCACCTTCGTGCCGCCGGTCGTGCTCTTGCGCGTCACAAAGAAGTCAAGATCTTCAATTACATCCAGACTATGGGAGTCACTGCCTTTGATAACCTCAATGGTCCGTCACTCTTCGGTGTAACTACCGGACGTTCGCTAGATGGTTCAGCTAACGGTTCAGTAACAATGGATGACGTATTTGATTGTTTTGCCCAGGTAGTTACCCAGGGCTTTATGCCAAATACTCTTCTAATGCACCCACTAACCTGGACAATGTTCGTTAAAGATGCTCAACTACGTGCATTCGTTCAAGCGAATGGAGGTGGTACGTTCTTCGCGACTTGGACTGGCAATCCTGCTGGTCTAGCTCCCTGGGGCGCTGCTTCACAAGGTGGTCTCGGCGTAGCTCCTGGACAGATGCCAGTTCCTGGCCAGACCTCTACGGGTGGTGCACAACAGAGTGGTCTTTCTTCAACTCCTCTGTTACAGTATCCGCAGTTCATTACTTCGGCTCCAGTTCTACCGAATTACATGAACGTTCCATTCCGCATCATCGTAAGTCCGTTTGTTCCTTACGATCCTCGCCGGAAACTTACTGACATCTATATGTTCGATTCTAACGAATTGGGCGTACTAGTTGTTGACGAAGACCTAACGACTGAGGAATTTGATGATCCTCGCGTTGACATTCGTAAGATTAAATTACGGGAACGTTATGCGATTGGTATTTTGAACGAAGGTCAGGGTATTGCTGTTATGCGTAACGTCCACGTCGTACCCAACGAAATCGTTCTTCCTGCTGAGACGCACATTGATATCAGCAGCAACTTCCACAAGATCGAGCCAAACACCGTTATCGGTCTGTAGTACTCTCCTCTTCTTCTTACTTCTCCTTGCAATGAAAACTTCTAGAGTCTATACTGACTCTAGAAGTTTTTCTTTGTTTATTGTGCTAGGAGATATTGATGCAAATTAAACTAGTTAGCGAAAAGGTCCCTATGTATTTTCTGGGAGATCCAAGAAATTTGATTCTTTCTCTCTCTTGTGCCAACCCTGGACCAGTAGAATTAGATTTTTATGGTTTGACCAAGATACTTCAGCAAAAGGTTCTTATTGCTCTAAAGAATGGAATCCTAGAATCGGACAAACCCTTTCATGAGATCTATTCTGATTGGGCAAAATTGAATCCTCCTGTAGAAAAATCAGAAACACAGATAGTGCATGAAGAGAATATCTCTCTAGAAATGTCTCAACGTCTTCAACGAGAAGCAAAATTACGAGAGAAAGAACAAAAGTATCAAGAAAGACTTGCCTACCTTTCTACTCTTGGTTTCAACCATTTGAGAAATTCAGTTAAGAATGATACTGAACTACGTCTCTTCAGAACACTTCTTCTTATGGAAGAAAATGGGAAGAAACGATCTCTCAATATAAAATATCTCCAACATAGGATACAAGTGATAGAACAAAAACTTGAAAAAGAGATTGAAAAGAGAACTGCAGAACAATTAAAATCTTTCAAGATCCACTCTCGGAAGGACCCTTTGGCAGAAAGATTTACTGTGATAGAATCAGAAAAGAAAACAATCTATCTTTCCACTAAAGAATTGGTTGAGATAGGACTTTCAAAATAGACGAGGTGTTTCTAATTGGCTAATTTGATTGATATCGTCTCGAAAATTCATCCTGCCGCTAGCGGTATAGGAATCATTTTATCTGATAAGGTTTGGGTTGTTTTTGATAGAGAGATTGATGAAGATTCTCTTTCAAATGGGAATCTTTTTGTTGCTGGACCTGATTTCGATACTTGGTCTGGCCCAGACCTCCAAATCTTTCAAGATCGTCCTTCGGTAGGTACTGAAAGTGAGATACTGCAATCTCCTGGATACCATGGAATGGTACAGGGAACTTTCACTTTTGAAAGACTTGACCTTTCTAGTGATTCTATTGTTACAACTTTAGATACTGTTGGTAGTGGTCTCCTATATAGAACTAAAGTTATATTCACTCCACGAGAGAAACTTGCTGTAGATACTGAATATACTGTCTATCTCTCTGGAGATGAAGATGCTACTGATGATATCGATAGTGGCGTATTATCTCGTACCGTATTTGATAGTGTCGCAGCTAGTGGAATAACCTCTATTGGAGAAGTAGGATTCGTTGGAAGTTACTTTGGTGCTGCACCAACTGATACTTACAATCTATCTATTGCTATCTCTGGAGATATTTCTACTGCAAAGTTCTCCTTCTACAGAACTAGTGATCCCTTTACTGTATTTGGTCCATTCAAAACTAGATTATCTGGAGTTCCTCTTTCTGATGGAGTAGTGGCGACATTTACTGATGGCAGTTATGTTGCTGGTGATACTTGGACCGTGGCAGTAAAAAGTCCCGAAACCTTCTCTGGGAACATAAACTGGCCGTTCAAAACTGGTTCTGGATCGATAGAAGTTATACCTGATGATATTTCTACATCAGTAATAGCTACAACTATTGCCGGTACTTCGGTTACTACCGTTTCTCCAACATTCAATATTGTTTCTACTCGACCAACAGATTTTGCTACTAATCAAACGATACCAGCGAATGATTATCCTATTTATGTTAATTTCGACTCTCCAATCGATCCTCTGACTGTTGTAAGTGGGGTAACTATCGATGCATTCTCAGAACCTGTTACAGGCATAGGTTCTGATGGGATATATCCTTCTGGTGGAGCGAAAGGCCCCCTGGATTATTCTCTCTCGGTTAATGGTAATCAGTTACAGATAATACTAGCATCAGGACAACTTACTGGGAACAATCTTGTAACTATCTCTCTAGATGCGGCACTAGCAAATACAAGTGGAGTATATCTAGGGGAAACATACGATTTTTCTTTCTCTACCGCTTATACACCACTCTATTGTAGTGCCAGAAGACTCAGACTTGCTGCTGGACAGTATATGACAGGCATTCCTGACGATACCCTCTATCTAGCTATTCACCTCGCTTCTATGGAAGCTGATGAACGTACGTGGAATAAGACAGATATGGAACCAGACTTCTATAATTTTGTTAGAAGTGAATGGACCTGTTGTAGAGCTACTCAGATTATCCTTTCTAATACTATTGGTGGTCCAGGAAGACCAAAAAGAAAACAACTTGGTGATCTTGCTGTTGAATATGATACTACAAAAGAAAATGTCGCAATTCCTATGAATAGAGTTCAACAATGTTTGGATAAATGGGAAAAAGAACTTCAAGCAGGTGGTAGGGCAATACAAAAACCTCTTTATTCTGTAAAGGGTGAATGGGATATCGATAGACCTCAAATTGGTCGTCAATGGCTACATACTCGTGATTGGTTGAATACTCAGACTCCTGCTGCAAATATGAGAGTGCGTCCTCTTATTTCACGTAGAGTTAAGAATGTTTATGGTCATCGAGGCTGGTGGGAACGTTAGACGCAGTGCGTCATAGGAACAAATAACCAATGACACGTAAACGTGATGATTTTTATAGTAAAGGAATTACTTCAGATAACGTTTATACGGGATCTGTTGGTGGTAGTGAAATAAACATTAGAGAAGAAATGATAAAGACAATGGATGGGTTTGGTCCTGAAATAAGTAAGGCTCAGTATGGTCTTATCCGTCGTGCAAGAAGAGATGAATGGGGGCAACCTGTCCCTTGTCCTTGTAGAGATCAAACAACTGGAGAACCAGATAAAGATAGATGGTGTCCAATATGTCTGGGGATGGGATGGATGAATGACGAAGTTCCTGTACAGTTTTATCGTACTGTTGCAGGGCTTGACACATCAAAATCTCTACGAGACAAACCTACACAGCCGGGCTTGATTAATATTCCGATCATTGTATTCTATATAAGGTACGATTCTCTTGTCACGAGACTAGACCAGATTGTGCAACTTGAATTAGATAATAGTGGTGAACCAGTTCAACCAATGAGAAGAATAGCGATTTTTGCAATAGGTACTGTTTGGGATTATCGTTCTGATCTTGGTAAGTTAGAATATTGGAAAGTGTTCGCACACGAGAATACATATCGTTATATAAATGCACCTTTTTACGAGAAAGTTTAGATAATGGCAAATCCAATACTTCGTACAGATATTATTTCCCCAGATTTGCTAGTAGAACCAGTAAGAGTAACAATAGAAATAAATGAACCTGATCCTTTTAATTATTTTTTAGAACATTCGATTTCGCAACCTACTGTTACTCCAGGTCCTGCTAAAGACATTATAGAAGTATCAGAGTTGATTGAACAAGCGATACGTGATTATGAGAAGAGATGGAAAACAACTGAAGAAGCTCGTGTTGATGTTGTTTTTGAAAGACCAGAAAAAGCATTCCAGGGAGAAACAGTTTCTATTTCATTTGCTTCAAGAGCACCCGGAATGTTTGCACAAGGGAGACCAGGAGAAAGCAAGGTAAAGAATCTCAGACCTGTACTTAGAGAAACAGTAGATGACCCTGAAAACCCTAGTTACAAGAAAGCGATATTTGGTTATTTTTACGACAACATAGTCAGAATTACTGCTTGGGCTAGAACAAATAAAGTAGCAAATAAAAGAGCCATTTGGCTTGAAAATATGTTTGAAGAATATACTTGGTGGTTTTCTTATAGCGGAGTGAATAGAATTATTTACGAAGGTTGGCAATCACCAGTATTTTTGAATATAGATAATAATTTGTATTTCGGAAGACCAATAGATTTTTATGTAAGGACTGAGAAATTGATTAGTGTTAGTCAGAAGACCTTAGAAGAAGTTCAAATAAGGTTATCTTCAAGTACAGTACTTTAATTCGAGGAGGATATTAATGAGCTATCAGAATCTACCCGGTACGTTTCCTCTCTTTCAGGACGGGAACCTCCAAGTAAGTGAACCAAATAACAATCCTGCTGTTCTAATTCTTGGTACTAGCCCTTCAGGAGATGCAGACAGTACTTATTCCGTTGCTAGTGTTTCGATTGCAGCTTCAGTTTTCGGTAAAACTGATGGTACTCTAGTTCGTTCACTCTATGAAGTTATTGCCGGTGGCGCAAGAAATGTTCGTCTTATGCGCGTTGGTGCAACTTCAGCTTCTCTAACAAAAATTGGACATACAAGTTCTACTTTAACTGTTACAACTGCTCAGAAAGACTATGATGCTGGAATCAACTACAAACTATTTTGGGACCAGGCTGCTGGTCGTCTCCAAGTTTGGAGAGTATCTGATCAATCATTGGTTTATGACAATAATCCTGCCTATCCTTCTGCTGCTATAGACACGAATGAAGTTTCTGTTTCAGGAACCGCGAATGCTACTGGTGCTAATGTAGGTTCTACTACCTATGCTGGTGCGATTACTCTTCTAGCTGCGAATGGCGTTTCGGGTTCTGTTTTTACTGCTGGAACTGATGGTATTCTTCTATCACGGATGGAACTATACGAAGCTTTCTACAAGGCTTATGCTCTTCTAGAAAATGAAATTGTAGATATTATTGTTCCTGCTAATGCCTATCTAGACGATCTCAACGTTATGGATATGACGACTACTGAGGTTTCGGCTCTCAATATTGCTCCTCCTTGGCTCGCTAGTTCTGCTTATCCTATTCCAGGAAGTATTTACGATATTCTAGGAAAAGTCTTTGTCCAAGAATATAATGGTGAGACTTATTTCTGGTGGGATCTTGATAATGACGGTGCTGCGGAAATTTTCCCTGCAACTTCTGTAGGTTCTGCGACCGCAACGACTGACGCCTTTGGTGTTGCTCTTGCTGCTGGAGACTTTCATGAAGTAAACTTTGGTTACCAACTTGCTGATTTCTGTTACCGCAAGTCTGAAAATGACAGAGTTGTCCATGGAATGATCGGCGTGAATCCTCCCCTTTCTTGGTCATTAAAAGATGTAAATAATTGGGTAGGTCGTTCACCAGTAGTTACTACCAATACTTCAGGTCAGTCGATTATCACTTCTAACGGTACTGGACTTCTAGGTAATAAATGGAAAGCCGGTCGTCTGGGTAGTATCGTTTCGGGTCTTCCTGCTTTCCCAATCGATGGTGTTGATGGTCTAGGTGGCGGCGGTTTTGTAGGTACTGATAGTGGTTGGGTAGATGGTGGTCAACTAGAAGATAACAATGAACACCGTATTGATATTGGTAAATATCTTTCAGTTGTCGGTGCTCAGACTATTCTTTCGAATAGTACTAGTCTCTTCTCATATGCTGCTTCAGGTGCAACTGTTTATGCTGGATTTGTTTCGAGTCTTCCAGAAAATAGTGCTCCTACTAATAAGATTCAACCAGGCGTTCGTCTTCCCTTCCGTGTAAGTGTTGGGAAACTAGATGCTCTAGCTGGCGCTGGTTACGTTATGTTCCAACAGAAGCCACAGGGAGTTGTTGTAAGTGATGCTCCTACGGGTGCTCGTACTGACTCTGATTATCGTCGTCTTACTACTTTCCGTATTATCGATGCGACTGTACAGGCTATTCGTGCTGCTTCTGAGAAGTTCCTTGGAGAACCTATTACTGGTTCTAGACTAGCTGCTCTAGAAACAGCTATTAATGGCGCTCTTCAGAAACTACAACAGGGAAGTTACTTGCAAAGATACGATGCTATAGTAACCTCAACTCCAGCACAGCAAGTTCAAGGGAAAGCTACTGTAGAATTAGTATGCGTGCCTGCATTCGAATTGAGGCAGATCACGGTCATGATTTCACTTGCTGCTCAGTAATTACAGGGAGGACATTTAAATGCCCGCTGTTAGTTCACCTTACTCAAGAAGTTATAACTCATTTTCTGGAGTTGATATCAAGGGTGTGTTTGGTAATAAAGTTATTGCCGAACTCCAAGCAATCAGTTATTCAATCACCCGTGAAAAAGCTCCAATCTATACGATGGGATCTGCTGACCCCCGTTCCTTCTCAAGAGGGAAGAGAGGTATTGCTGGAACTCTAATCTTCATTGTATTCGATAGACACGTCCTTCTATCTACTCTTGGAGGATACTCTCCTGATGGTGGATTAGTCTTCCAGTCAGATAGAGATGATATTCGTCCACAGTTTAGATTTCCTGGAACTGGCGCATTTGCTACTAGTCTTTCTTCTTCAAGTGGCGTTACTGCTGGTACTCCAGTACAAGGTCAGGAATCAACTATTTCTAACGTAAAGAGCGACCAAGAACTAGCTACTGCTTGGTATGCTGATCAGATTCCTCCCTTTGACGTTACTCTAGCGGCTGCTAATGAATATGGCGCGCTTGCTGTTATGAGTGTACTCGGTGTGGAACTACTCAATGAAGGATACGGTGTTTCTATCGACGACATCGTTTCAGAACAACAGCACACGTATGTCGCTCGTACTATCATTGGTTGGACTCCAGTTCCTTCTCTAAACGCTGCCCGTATCGCTTCTCAGGGTAGCCTCACATAGTTTTCTCCTCTTTTCTTTTTCTCTCACAACTTGACAGTCTTTGCCCCACAGTTACTCTGGTGGGGGTGAGACTATATGGCCTTTCTTTCTGAAACAGGTATAACTACTTTTATTAATAACGCTGCTCAAACTGATATCCAGGAGAAAATATCACCGGGATCAGTTTATCTGGGATCGAATACTTCTTACTCAGGAGCAGATATAAAAATTGTTATTAATCTTCCTGATGGAGGAAAACCGAACAATGATAGAGCAAGTTCTCTTCAGAAAGATATTAAAAAAACTGAAGATGAAATAGCTCTTGTTAAAAAACAATCTCAAATTGCTCAAAACAAACTTCCCTCTACTCATCAAGGAACGCCAGATTACGAGACATATTCACAAACTTTTCGCGCATCAAATGAACGTTTTGTTGAATTAAATAATACTCTTCAAAGTCTTCAATCTCAAATGAAAGATGTTTCTCTGATTCTTTCCAATGTCTCAACACTTGTTCTCGCAGAATGTCAGTCTCTTTCTATATCGACATTCCGAGATAAGAAAGATGTCAGAGCTTGCGGTTGTGTCTATCCAAAGGGATTCACTCGCGGGTCTAGAACTATAGCTGGAAGTCTTGTATTCACTGTATTCGACCAAAGTGTTCTTTGGAGAATTCTAGAAGCACATCCTTCTGACTTTGATGGAAATGTTTTTTCTTCAGCTATACTCGATCAACTACCACCAGTAGATATCATTATTACCCTTGCGAATGAATATGGTTCTGAATCTATTATGACTATTTTTGGAGTTGAGTTCGTGTCTGAAGGAACAGTAATGTCTATTGAAGATCTTCTTACAGAGAGTACAGTACAATATGTAGCGCGCGATTTAGATCCTATGAGAGCTAGAAAGTCTAAGATAAAGAAAGACAATCCCTCTCAAATGTTGAAAACAGCATTTACAGGAACTCGTGCGACCGATCTTCTCAACGATCCTGAATATGATACTTTCCAGAAAAATTCAGCGATGGACCGTTTCAATTTGAGACGTAATCCTTTCCTATAGTAGGAAAACGACATGCCAAAATACGCCTCTCCTTCTACTGCTATATACGATCTTGATTATTTTGATCCCTGTCAGATGTTCCTCTATATCGGAGATGTCTGGGTGGATGAAATTACTTCTATTTCATATGAAGATAGTGAGAATAAAACTCCCATATACGGATATGCCTCACAGCTTTTCGATGATCTCGCGGCGGGACAGTGTCTTGTACAAGGTAATTTCACTATTAACTTTAAGGAACAAGGGTATCTCTGGGCTGTTCTCAGAAGATTCAAGGGTTTGTCACTCTCGGTCAATTCTACTAAAGCAGAAAAAGCACTTGGAAATGCAGGTAAAACTTCTCCTATAGTCTGGTCTGGGAACAACCATACTGGCATTACTCGTGAAAGTATCGAGAGAGTTACTCAAGGGAAAGCAACTAGAGGAGAGGAGTTTCAGTTTTATCACGATCTAGCTGGTTATGCTACATCTGATCCAAAAATGAAAGGGAAGGCAAAGGATACTAGATTTGCTAATTTGATGGATGAATTCGAAAACGAAGTATGGAGAAATGGTGTTTCGAATGAAGATCTTCTCAAACAAATAAGAAAACCAACTAACACAGTTTTTAATGGGTTTGATATGTTTCTTGTATTCGGCAACTTTTCAAGCCAAGAACCCAACCATACAGTTTTAAAATTTATTAATGTATCCTTGCTTTCCCAAGGAAAAACAATTAGAATGTCTGAAGGGCCGATACAGGAACAATATCAATTCCTTTGCCAGGTGACAGTATAATGGGCAAAAAGCAACAATGGAATTAAAAAAAATAAAATTAACTTCTGTAAAATTTGGTGTCTCTATTGATGACATTATTATGGAAGAATTTATTAATTTTACTGCTGAAGAATATATTCCTTGGCATCCAATTAAATAAAGGAGCGATATATGTCTAAAGAAGAAAAAGTAGAACAACCTCAAACACTTCCAGATATCTTGAAAGCTTTCCCAAACTCACCAACACCAGAAGTCATCGAAGGGTGGAAGTTAGATTATGGCGATGTGTATGTGTCAGGATTCTCAGAGACAGAACTCTTTGTATTCCGTGCTATTACACGTCCAGAATGGGTTGCTCTTCAAGTAAAGTCTGCTGATCCCGAAGCGAAAATGGATACATTCAAATTCGAAGAAGCAATTTGTGATATTTGTGTTCTTTGGAAATCTATTCCAACTACTTGGGACAAATGTAAGGCTGGTATCCCTTCTGGTATCCAAGAACAAGTTCTTCAAAATTCTTGTTTCGTAACTCCTCAGATGGCATCTACTCTTTGCGCTAAACTATAACAGATGACTATATCGCTTTTCTCCAAAACTCGTCAGGAGTATGGCGATACTTATCTTACCTCTTTCCCTGATGGCCCTGTTATCCCCTGGCGTCCTCTCTCTCTTGGAGACTATCTCAAATACTCTAGAGATTATGCGCGTAAATTAATCCCAACTTCTATCCTAGAGGATGAGATATTCAAGAAATGCGTTATAGAGAAGACATTTATTCGTCAGATGCCTTTTATGAAGGCTGGAATAATCAGTGTTGTTGTCCAGAATATATGGGAGATGTCTGGTCCAGTAGGAATCACTGAATTTAATAATGATCTAGAAATGGCGCGTACTATTCTATTCTCAGATGGTACTCGTGCTATTCAAGATCTTGTTCAAGTAATAACTATGGCATTCCCTTACAAACCAGAAGAAATATATGCAATGGATTATGAAACATTTCTTCTTCGTGTTGCTATGGCAGAGAAGAAACTTCTCGAAATGGGTATGTTGAAGGAACCTATAGAAATGAAAGATGCTTCTGAAGAAACACAAAAGAAAAAGAAACCTCGTGTTGAATTCCGTGATCTAAACCATATTGAACAACCAAAAGGTCCACCTCCTGAAGAGACTCTCTCTCCTCGGATAGATGCAAAAGCTCTATGGGAGAAACAACAGAAAACTCCAAAGAAACCACCTGTTGAAATTAAAAAAGAAGAGATGGAAACACCTCTCTCTTCAAAAGAAAAACCATGGAAGGTTTCTCCTGTTCTTGAAGCAAAAAATAAAAAGAAGATAGATTTTGCTGCTGATTCCAGAGACGCAGATGATATGTCTCTCGACAATGATGAGAAAAATGCCCATCCTGATGTGAGAGCAAAAATTCTTGAAATGAAAACAAAAGATACAAGAAACAATCTAATAAAAACAGCTCAATGGGTTTATGCCGATCTCCTTGCTGAATTAGAAAAGAAAAAACAAGGTTAGAGACGACATATTCTCTAAACAAGATATTCTAATTTCCAATGGCATTCGCATTTAGAGGTTCCCAACTTCATCAACAAGTTCAACCTGAGGAATGGACCGATGGTCCTCAACCTCTTCCGAATCCTTTATCTAATCAATTCCATTCTTTACTCGGCGTTGCTGGGACTGTCTCCAGTATCTGGGGAGCTGGAAAACTTCTAAATAAATATGCCTTTCATGGACGTGGATGGGATTATGCCCTTCAGGGAATTAGAACTGCTGAAGAGTATTCTCCTGGTGGTATTCTACGTACCTTTCAACTCTCTCATATCTTCTCTCCTCTTGAAACTGCTAGTAAAGCTACAAAGATATTTTCCGACCAACATATTCGCAATCTAGCACAAAGTCCTGAAGGTCGGACTTGGTTAGAAAATCTTTCAAATACTATTGGCGAAGATATCACTACTGGCAGAGTAGGAAAACATGGTTTTGCTTTTAGTGGAGGAAGACTTCTTCTTCTAGACGAAAAGAAAACTACTCTTCTCAAACATGCCTATACTCTTCGTTCTCCTACATTAGCTGGTGCAACTTACCAAGAAGGATTAGCGCGTTCTATTGCAAAAGGAGATATTGCAGGACTCTCCAAATCTCTGAAAGCAAAAATCACTTATGGAACTCTTTCTGGTGAAGATGCTTCTGACATTATTTCTTTTGGTGGAGGAAAAAGCAGATTCCAATCTTATACAAGAGGTATTAAAGGATGGGGCACCTCTGCGATAGAAAGACTGAATAGATTAGCCCAACAACCCGCAGAACTTCCCGGAATGTCTAATCTGTTTAATCAGATTAAGAAAATTCCTGGATTCAAAAAAGGTTTTGGAGTTGAGTCATCTAGTGGACTTCGAACTCTTGCGAAGTTAACAGGTAAAGCAGGTATAGGTGTTGCTGCATATCTTGGGTATAAGCAATTAGATTATTCTGTAAGAAACTCTGATGTATTAAGTAACACTATTTTTGATGAAGGTATTACTGCTGCTGGTGCAACTGTTTGGACAAAAGGACAGAAGGCGATTTCTCGCACTGCAGAAGTTCTTGGTCTCCACGACTATAGAGAGAGACAAGAAGAAATAGCACCAGGATCTACTTCTCTAACTAAATTGGCAGCATTCCCAATTATGGGTGCTCTTGGTGGTCTTGGAATAAACTATGGTCTTCGTGTAAAGAAACAGATTGGCCTTCAGGCAGCAGGATTTTCTCTTGAAGAAGCAGTAGCCATTCCCAGAGCGATAGATGCAAGTTTTAAAGCATTCGCTCATGGGAAAGCAATGGGAAATGAAATTCTCTCTACTCTTTCCGATAGAGGAATTAATCTTGTTCAACAAGAAACAGAAAAGAAACTAGCATCATGGGAAGGCAAGATAGCAACTGCGATTGCTTCTCGTCAGAGAAGTCGTTCTATTGTCGGATCTCTTTCTCGTGTAGTTGGAGAAGTAACTCCTGGCAAACTTCGTTGGATGGGTGGTCTTGCTGTTGGTCTTGCTCTCGTTGCTCCTTTCGTTCCTGGCGCCCTTGTCCCTTCAGATAGACCAGAGAAACTCGAAGCTCTCTACTCTGGTCAAGAGAAGGTTGAAATTAGAAAAGGTCGTTGGTGGGAAGCTGGAAGATCTGCGTGGGAAGGCGATAAGATAGATCGTTTCCAACAACATTGGTATCCAAGAATGCTTGCAAGAGCAAAAGACAAATCGGTATATGGAGAAGAAGAATTATCTCCACTTACTAAATGGTATAAAAAGAATTTTACATATGACGTAGAACGTGAACATTACTGGGACCGTCCTTATCCACTTTCGGGTGGGTTTGGAGAAGATATACCTTTCGTTGGTCCTCTTATTTCTTCTACTATTGGTAGACTAATTAAACCTCCTGTTCTTATGCACGAAAATGAATTTATGAAGAGTGGGGAAGGTGGCGCGTTTAAACCTATGCCTCCAAAGTTTGGAGAGATTACTACTCCAGGAGAATCAGGACAAGGAGCGCCTATATCTCCCTTCGGAATAAAAAGTGTTGTTGGTGAAGAAATCTACCGTGCCCAAGAAGCAGTAGGTATGCCAGGGTTCGTACTCAACTCTCTCTATTCTCGAATAACTGGTAATCAAGATGTTTTCGCACAAGAATCAATGTTAGAATCTGCTGGAAGAATAACTTCTGCAGAGAGAGATTATTGGGATAAAGAAATGGGTGGGATGGCATCGACATCCGAACTCTTTCGAAGACTTTATCCTCACCATAGGAGAGAAATTCCACAGTATAATCCTCTTCAGAATACTATGCCTTCATGGATGCCAACTTCTGGAGAAAGATCTCCTGACTTTCGGACAGGTGATCCGTATGCAAAAGTTCAATTAGGCGAAGAACGACTTCCTGGTCCTGGATATTGTCTGCATCCTGAAACAAAAGTTTATACAATCGAAGGATACAAAAAAGCATCTGATATAAGACTAGAAGATAAAGTCCTTACTTCTAAAGGATTCAAGTCAGTACTAAATATCTTTACTCGTCAATTTGCAGGAGAGATTTTTTCTATCGAAAGTTATGGTGGGTTAAGAGAAGCTACACTTCTAACACCAGAACACCAAGTCAAAACAGTAAAAATTTCTCAATGTAAATACCATAAAGGAGATACGGCAAATAAATCTCGTCGTCCTTGTAAATTCTCTTCTATGTGCAAACAGACAAAATGTCGAGATTATCAAAAAAATAAAATTGAATGGATTATGGCGAAAAATCTTGAGAAAGGAGATTACGTTACCTTACCTCTTCTAAACCAAGATTTAGTTCCATTCCCAATTGATATTGCTTCTGTAATTGAGGGAACAGGGATTTCTTCAGAAGGAGAAAATCTATATCAAACTTGGAATCTTCTTAAAGGAAAATTAAGAAGAAATAAACAAATCTTTTGCTCTCTGCCAGACGATAAGGAAACTTGGTATATGTTTGGTCTATACTTAGCGGAGGGTTCTATTAGTACTAGAAATTCCCGAATTGATTTTGCTCTTTCAGAAGAAGAGAAGTTTATTTCAGATAAAATTGGCAAAGTTATTAACGGTAAATTTTCTAAGAAAAGTGGAGAAGAACATAGTTATACCCATGTCACATACAATATAGTTCTTGGTTTGTACTTAAAAAATATATTTGGGACTTCTGAAAATAAAAAACTTCCTTCAACTTTAAGTAAACAGCAATTTCTTTGGCTTTTGGATGGATTATTTCAAGGGGATTCTCATTTAGCAAAAGAAACTTATACACTTTGTGTATCGACAAAATACCCAAAATTGTTATCTCAATTATTTTATTACTTGAATATTTTCGATATTGATTATTCGACAATACTTAGACCATCAAGAAAATCAGTTTATAAAAAAACTGGAAAAACTATTCGAGGCAAGCCTTGTTGGGAAATTACAATATTGGCTTCTAGTTCCCATCTTCTCCATCTTGATGGGAACAAATCAGTTGATCTTTCTACTTCTAAGACAATAAGTAATTTTATTATTGATAGTCATCGAGCATTCAAAATAAGGAATATTGATAATAGTCGATATGAGGGGATAGTTTACGACTTTGAAATTGAAGATACTCATGAATTCGTAACTTCATTTCTTGTCCATAACTCTGCACTTCATCCAGAGATGAAAGGTATTGCACCTGAAAACTATCCTCTTATAACTCGTCTTTCTATTCTTGCAGATATCGCTCCTTATTCTTCTGAATATGGTCAGACTCTTGGACAAGTTAAAAAACTAGTTTCTGAAGGGGATATATCTCCTGAAGATGTGAATCAATATCATCAGACCATGAAAGAAATAGCGGCACGCAAAACAAAGAAAGAATTCTCTCCATATCTCTACAAAGATGAAGATAAGACTCCTATGGAAAGGATCCTTGCTACTTCGAATGAGTCGCAGAAGGAAACTCGCGATCCCTCTTGGTTCGAAAGAACTGTTGGTTCTTATTGGGAGAATCTTGCTCACAAATCTGAAACTCCTCTTGAGTTCCTAACCCCAGTTTCTCCTGCTTCTAAATTTGTTCATATGAGAACAGCTCTTGAAGATTATAAAAAGAATCAGTTGTATGGAACTCAATCTGGATTCTGGGAACACCCAATTAGAGACTTCCTGAAACCATTCACAACTAGTACTACTCATGCTCTTGGTTCACATTCTATTCCTTCAGAAGTGCAAGAAAAACGTGATACTGAAGAGTACTTTGATATTCTGAAGTATGTAAAAGCAACTCGTCTCGAAAGAGAAGCACAAGTTGCAGGTGATGAAGAAACAGCAAAAGAAATGGGTTCTAAACGTAGAGAAACTATGTTTGGAGTTAACCCTTTTACCTTTAACTATACTTATATAATGCGTGGTCTTCCTCGACGAGAGAGAGACTATTTTGATGCATTTTCTCAAGCCTCTATAGAAGAACGTCCAGAGATATATTCCTCTCTTCCAGAAAATGAAAAAGCACTTATGAATGCTCGTTGGAAGATGAAGGATGCTGCAGATATACAGAAAGCAGAAAAGGCTGGACTTCTTTCAGATGAACAAAAACAAAAAGCAACCGTTACCCTCGAAGATCTTGCAGTTCAGAAACAAGAACAGGGAATGCCGAAGGATAAAGAACTTTGGGCAGAGTTCAATTCAACTCGCGCGCAGGAGGAAAGTTATCCTGATTGGTATCGCAGAACTAAACTTCTTGCAAAGAAACTAGAAGGTCGTTCTCTTCCTGGACCCGATTGGGTTGGTTGGTGCTTACCAGGAGAACAAGAACTTTTGATTCCAGGATTTCAAAAAGAAAAGACCTCAAATTTAAAAATTGGAAATCAACTTTATGACAAGTATGGTGACATTCGGACAATAAGTGCTATATTTAAACGTATGAACTATAAAAATCTTTTTGAAATTAAAGTAACACATGACGATCTTCATACCATGAAAGCAACTCCAAACCATCTAGTTTTAGCTTTTGAAACTAAAAGATGTCAATATGATGTAAGACCTAGTTCTGTTTGTCTAAGCAAAGAAGATCGATGGAAATGTTCTCATTGTGAGAACAAACATTTTGAGAAATATATTCCTGAATGGACTCCAATCGAAAAATTAACTCTTAACCACTATTTAGTTAGACCACACTTAAAATGTTCTTTAGAAACTCCTATAGTTGATATTTCGAAAGAAATCCCAAAACAAGTTTCTGATCGTTTAAAAATAGACGAAACGACTTTAAGACCACTTTCTGGTTTAATCAGACCAGTTAAGAAAATAGTTTCTTTAGACGAATCTCTTATGTGGTTAGTTGGTTTAGTCGTCGCTGATGGAAATGTTTGGTCTACTGGAAAACGAATGAGGGGTTTCATGATAACTATGTCTATCGAAGAAATCCCTATTCTTGAATTAGCTCAAAAAATAGTCAAAGAAAAATTTGGAATTGAAAGTCAAATTATTAAAAGATATAGGAAAACTGGGAATTCTTCTTGTCTTAAGGTAAATAGTGGTATTTTAGGTTCTCTCTTCGAAACATGGATAGGAAGAGGTTGTGACACTAAACATCCTCCTCTTTGGATAGAAGAATTAACACGCAAAAGCCAAGTTGCTTTTCTTGAAGGAATTCTTACTGGAGATGGGAGCAAAGATGGAAGAGATCGTTTAGTAATAACAAATGAATCTTTTTGTTTTCTTGCCAAATGCATTTGGGAAACTCAAGGAATTCCCGTTTCGCTTCTAAGTCCAATTACTCGATATAACCGGAAACCTATTTTTTCTGTAGGTCCATTGACAAATACAACTTCAGCTATCATTACTTCTTCTTTTGTTGCTTATAGAATTGAAACTATAAAAGAAATTGCATCTAATGAAGAAGTTTACGATTTCGAAATACCAGTTGGACATTCTTACCAAACCTTCATTGGCGTTTACCACAACTCGCCGAATGTAGATCTTGAAGATATAAAAATGAAGGTTATAACTGACGAAGGGAAAAATGCATTCGAATACGATCTTTGGCCAGATAGACTTCGCAACCTTGCCAGAAAGCCTATGGCCCAAGAAGCTGCTCAACAGTTACAAGACATTTCTCCCTTGCCACAGGAAGCCCTGAGAGGCCGCATAAACGACGTTCTACTCGGTGCAGGTATACAGAGAGCCTCTATTAACATCGTTCCTACAGGGGCAGGACAGACGACTACAAAGCTTGAGTTCAAAGAAGACAGAAGTAAAACAGACAGAGAACAACTCAGGAGAAGTTTAGCTAATGCCAAACGATAATGATGGTGGTTCATTCTTTAAGAATGCACTTATTGGTGCTCCAGTTATTGCTGGTGCCGTTTCGTCTATTGGGAAAATTCGTTCTTCTTGGTCAGAAATGATTCAAGATGCCGCGCCTTCTCAACTCTCTCAAGCCAATGAAGTACTCAAAAATTTTGCTGAACATTATTCTACTGGAGAGATTACATCTGAAGCTAAAGAATATTTTTCTAAAAAGATTGGAACTGTTGCTGCTGATACAAAACTAACAGCAGGACAAGTAAAGGAAATTGCTACTCGTCTTGCTACAAGTATTGATCCTACGGGTCATCTTACTTCTGTTTTTTCTAGAAGACTTTCTGATGCGAAAACAGGAGAAGAGGCTCTAAAAGATATTTCTGAAATATTCAAGACACATCCTCGTTCTGTTTATATGCAGAGAACTATTAGTGCATTCACTCAAGATATTTCTTATCTTTCCGAAAGAGTAGCAAAGGGGTTATCTATTAATCCACAAGGACTTGGAGCAAAAGTTTCTAGAAGAAGAACTTCTCTTGAAATTGGTCAACTTGATTCTAAACTTGCTGATCAGTTTAGAAGAATGGAAAAGATTACAGGAGGTACAGTTAAACTTACTTCTAAGTGGAGAGAAGATGTTCTTGGAGAACAAATGGAAGCAGTTCTCTCTGGAGGTAAACTCGGAAGTGCTTCTATGAAACTTCGTATCCCTCGTACTTCAAATGCCCACTCTCTTGTAACTGGTCCATTCGCTGGTATGGGAACTACAATTACTAAAGGTGCTACTCAACAATCTACATATCTCACTGGTGTTTATGGTTTAGTGGATAATGGAATGATGAAGGAATCTTTTAACCATGAGCAATATATGGCATGGCGTGCCAATGAAGAACTAATACCTAAACTAATTAGTAGTAAAAGATTAAAACAACGAGAAATAAATACAGTTACTAGACAATTTGAAAGTGAAGTAATTAAGTCTGGAGAATGGTTACCCTCTCTTGGAACAGGTCTTCATGAGGGACTTGATGAATACATCAGACAAAATGCTGCAAGAGTACATCTTTTCAAAAAAGGTGAAGACGGGATTGTCCCAATTACTCCTTATGAATATGCCGAAGCCGTAGAAAGTGGAATTAGTCTTCCTGGCGGTGGTTCTTTGAAAGTTTTTCCAGGAACTTCTCCTAATCAGATAGCGAAGGGTGTCGCTTCTCTTCAGAATCCAACAACCTTTTCTAAATATCTGATTCCTTCTGCGGGAGATTTTGGTCGTAGACCACAACAATATATCCGACATGGATTTTCTCCTTCTGTAGATGCTCTTGTAGAAATGGAAGCAAATACTATACAGAAAAGTCTCTCTTGGGCCGCAGCAGAAGGTGGAGTAAAAACTCCTCTTATTGAAGCGGCTTTCGTTTCTGCAAAACATGGACAAGCACTTCAAGGACTAGGGGTTTCTTCCGAAGGACAACTTCTTGTTTCTCGTGAGATGAATAAAATGAGAGGTGTAGAGGGTCTTTCTCAATTTGAGATTGCTTCGAAGGTTGAAGGTTGGAAAACTGGAGAAATGGTTAGCAAAGGGACGCTCCTTGGATATGATGCACAAGGACGACCCGTCTCTCTACCGCAGAATACCTTTCTTACAGCAGCAACAACATTTGAAGATGAACAGAAAAAACAATTCACTAAAATAATGGGTTTCTCTGAATCAGAAACACTTGATTGGGCAAAAGTTTATGGTGGTGCAAAAGGAATTGCTGCACCAACTACAAAAAGGGGAATCCTAGATATTCTTGGTAGAGTTGGAGTAACTGGAGAAACAGTGGGAGATGTCGCAGCAGTTATCTCTATGGAAGAACTTCGGAAAGATCGGGGACTTCATTTCAATCAAATGATAACTTCTCTCTGGGAATTTTCTAAAACTAATATGGAATCTGGAAAACATATGGCTACTCTTGGTAGTAATTTTGTTAATGATCCTACAAAGATAATAGCTAAAATGAATAGAGTTGCTATTAAAGAAAATATTAGAAATGATGAATTACTCATCCGAAAACTTTTTGGAATTGCACGTTCATCAAAACTTTCTGCAGAACAAATGGGAAGAGTTTTCGGTGCTGTTCCAGATATTTATGGGAAAGGATGGGAAAATATATTTGCCGATAGACTAAATGAACAAGAACTTCTAGAAATAAATAGAGGGGTTGCTACTGGAAGAACCCAACTCTGGTTTGCTGGATCAGGTCCTGAAACTGGTGCGGGAAATATGGCGACAATGGAACCTCGTGGTTTTGAAATGTTGAGTGCCCCACATTTCGGATCTGTTGGTAACGAACTGAAACAAGATATTGCTCACCGTCTTATGAGTCAACATCCTGAAAGACTATATGAGCAAAAAGAATTGATGTCTTCTCTTTCTTCTATTTCGTCACTTGGGAAACGCGAAGGATCTCTCTCAGCCGCAAGCGTTCTTGAGTCAGCTGGGGAGAATCTCCTACCGACTAGTGGGACTAATATGAAAATATCTGGTCTGGGAGATATATATATTCCTGGATCTACAACAATGAATCAACTTTCTTCCTATCAAACAGAAAGTAAGATGACAGTAGATTCTCCTCTTGCGCATTCCTATCGTGATGTGATAGAAGCCGCAAATGAATACGAAAAAGGAAACCTTACAAAAGATTTAATGAAGAAAGAACTTGAAAATCTCACTTCTAATATTGGACAAGCAGTTATTGGGACAGTCACAAGTAAAGGTGGAGTTCTTCGAAATAGAATTCCAGGAAGTATGGCCCTCCGTGCTGTTGAAACAACTGCGGAATACAACCTCTCTACAAAATCCGTTGGAATAACTGGTCCTTATGCAGAACGAATGTTCTCTCAAATGGAAGAACTTGGTATCTATGCAAAAGACGATATTGCTAGTATGAGAGAAAATTTCTTTAAAAAAGGAGTTCCTATTGCTGGGGTGCTGGAAAGACACCCAATGATTGGACCCTATTCGTCTCAACTAGTACAGTTCCAAAAAATAGAAGGTGACAGACCAATAGCAATGTTTAATGAAAGAAGAGTTAATGCTATTGCAGTAAAAGGTCGTCTTGGTGCCGCAGAGGAAGAAGAGTTTTCGAAACTTGCTACAAATGCTTTCAGAGGTGGACGTAAATCTCTTGGGAAACTTCAAGAAATGGGAGCAGAAATAACGAGTAATCCTCTTCGTCTTTCTCCTCTTGTTGGATCGGCTGGAGATACAGATGGAGACGTAGTCTCTGCTATTTTTGCTGGACCTCAGTTGACGAAACAAATAGAAAAAGAACTTTTAAATCCTGCATCCACTCAACTCTATGAAGAATATATTCTCCGTTCTCAATATATGAAAGCAAAAGCGGCAGGTGCCGGTGCTGCAAATATTTCAGAAGCAATGAAAGGTTCTGTCTTTAAACTTGGGATTACCAAAGGTAACAAACTAGGTGCCATCTCTAACGAAATGGCAATGTACAAGGCTTCTGTTCTTTCTGGGGCTGGAGGGCTTTCAGCAAAATCTCAAATGAATGCACTCGGCCTTCTTGAATGGATGGAACAAACGCCTATTTCTGCTAAGCACGTAGCAACTGGTGAAGAGGAATCTCTACTCAATCTTCTAAACAGAATGCATTCTAGTTTAGCAAAAAAGAACGTAGGTGGACTTATTTCAACTGTAAATGAAGTTATGGGAGCCGCAAAAGAGACTGGGATAGGCTCAATGCATGAAGGAATCACAATTGCTACTGATGAAATAAAAAGAGGTACTTCAGAGACGAGATTTATTCCAGGGTTGGACATGGAACGAGGTGCGGCAGATATTGTTAAATCTCGTGGTGCATTTGAAAGATCAGAAGCAGGAGGAGTGACTGCTTCGCGTCTTCGTCAGATATATGGGAAAACAGGAAAGACACTTACTTCTGAAGAGGCACTTCGGTTGATGAGTAAAGAAACAATGGCGCAATCTCCTCTTTCTTCTTTTGTTCAGAACTTTGCAAAAGCAGAAGGTAGTCCAATGGCTGCTGCTTCAGAACGTGCTCTTTCCTCTCTCAATAAAATGGCTGCAATGGGAAAAGGAATGTTGTCTCATGCGAAACCTCTTGCTATTGGAGTGGGTGTAGCAGTTGGAATAGCGATGGCTCTCTCAGATCCTCCAAGAATGCTTCCTCCTGGCGCCAATACTCCACCACGTCCAAATCTTTCTAGTGGATCTGGTGGAAGCAATGTTGGTCCTGAAGGACTCCATCCTAATGAAGGTGTCCAAGGAAGACCTACAGTTTCTAACTTTACACCATCAGGGAATACAGCGCGCATTGCGGCCAATCCTGGATACAATGTTTCTATTAGTGGGAATGTTTCTCGACCTACAGATTATGAAGGTATGAGTGGGAGAATGAGATCTGTTACAGGGAGTAATTCGCGCAGTTCTACTCTGATTAGAGATGATCGCAAATCCCTTACCCCGCAAAAACTATCTTCATTAATAAGAGGTAGATAGACTCTTTGACACTATAGAAGTAAGCTCCTATACTTCTGAATAGACTAAAGGAGAATATCTTTGGCAGCTTCTAAACCCCTTCTTCCTGTAACTACCAATAATATAACTGATGATGAAGAACGGGAAGAACCGCTTCGTCTTCCAGATGCTACAAAAACAGAACCAGATAAATTTACTATAAATGATATCACTCTTGCTATATCTCCTCAGAATATCCACATAGAAAAACAAGCATTCAATCATGAATGGGCAACTCTTCGTACTATTCAAAAGAGACAATCTAAATCTGGGTATAGCATTGCGCGTGTTTCCTTTGATGTAATTTTTACTAATGCAGATTTCCCAGATATGATTAGTCTTGTTGCAGGTTTACGCGCGACTCCCTTCTGTGTAGTTCAGAACAGATATGTTGAAAGTGTACTTGGTAAACCAGGAGAAGGAGATTCCTCAACCATAGATCCTGACAAATGTTATAAATCTTTCAAACCAATAATGCTCGCTCTATCACAGATGACTTTCTCTACTCTTGGACATGAGGGAAAGCCAGATTGTGTTAGAGGTGTGTTTGATATGATGTATTTTAACTATCTACCATTCACGCCAATCATTGCATTCAAAACAGGTACCCTTCTCAATCAACCTGGACCTCCTTCAAAGAGTCCTATCTGGAGAAAGTTTTATTCACCTTTCGAGACTGGTTGTGCCCCTGCAGATTATCCTCATGGTAGTGGAGGAAAAGCAAAGACTATATTTATGTGGAGAGAATTTAAATTAGCTTCTACCACAAATACTTCTACGACAAATACTAAAGAGTTTTATCCTACTAGTCAAAATCCAAATCAAACTCCACTCAATCCTCCTGCTTCTCTAGTAACAACTTTCTTTCCTGTGAAAGAAAATCCAAATCAGACTCCGTTGAATCCAACCCCTGGTTCTCTTCTTGCCCAAAAAATTGAACAAGATAAAAAGAAAGTGCAAGGGAAACAAGGTCAAGTGGATAAGGTCACCGATGGTGATTATCAAAAGATTCTAGAGACTTCTGCAAAAGTTCATTTAAAAGATTTAGATACAAATCTTGGAACTATGCAGCTCTATGGAAGAAAGAGATACCATACAATCGAACATCAACTTTATGGAAAAGCAGAAGTTAATTCAGTTATCCAACAAGTAACTGTTTCTTTTGAAAACACTCTTGCTGTTATTCCTATGGTCGGTTATCGATATCCGACACTTCAACATGTTGGTTCACAGGGAACTCGTGTATCCTTTCTAATTAATGCAAAAAACTATAAAGAATATGGACTCTCTGATCTTGAAAAAATAAATATTATGTATGACTCGATGGAATCTACGGCACTGAAATTCCGCCAAGTTCCTCAAGGTCTACTCAATTTAACTATACAGAATGATTTTCTTGGAATGTTTGGTCTAGAAGAGTTCGTAACGGAAAGTATTTCAAGTGAAACTATTCCTTCTATGCCTGGAAGAAGTATGATCTCTCTCATGTTTGCTGAGAATGGAATTAAATCTACTACTAAATTAGAAGATAATCCTGAAGTTCTTCGACAAGAATTTGTTGGTGGCGCCATTGGTCTCAAGAAGATGATCTTTGGTATTATGCAAAAGAATATGACTCCAAGAGGTGATAACCCTCTCGACGGGAGAACATTCAAACAATCTGAGAGCGGTTTCTATAATTATGGAATTAATGGAATCACTGATGACAAGCAACACGAGAGATACAAATCTTTAGTTGCAGAATCAACTATATACTTTAATGAATTAACAGAAAAGGTCCACGGACTTCTTTTTAAAGGAAACAGTTCTGATATAAATACTATGTGGGGTTGGGCAACATTTGACTCTCTCCAAGAAGATGACCCTGTGAATAGTTACATTCCAGGTTTTAATCTTTTGAAAGCAGGTGTAGATGCTAGATACCATATAGTTGTAAATGAAACTACAAATTTTCAGAAAAGAGGAGTTGTAGATCCTTCTGGAGCAAAGAAAACTTCTATTGAAGTTGATAAGTTGACACAACAAATTAAACAATCAAAAGATCCTGCACAAATTGCTTCTCTCCAAAATCAAATAAATGAATTGCATACCGAATTAGGCGCTCAGAAGAAAAGTATCCAAAATCTTGCATCCATTGAAACCCAGGAAAGGTGGGCGAACCTCTTTGATAAATTAACTCGTTTCGATAAGACCTTCCCGAATTCGGTTCTTATAAAACTTGAAATTGCCAAAAGGGG